ATTTTCAGACTCAAAGAACTTTATCAACCATATATCAAAAGATTAAGTTGAATCAAAACAACTCAGTTGGTGGTTATGGTTTAATATACGAACAGTCTAAAGTTGGTGTTCCTATTAAATTAATCAAAAATGTTGTTGAAGGTTTTAAAACTACAGGATTACCATCAACATTCGCGGCATTAGGGGGGAACAAAATTTATCTATTGTCTCAAACCTCTCAAATACCGGGTAAAAAGAAAATCAATTTTGATAATAGTCTCTATGGTATTGATGAAACTAAGTTTGTTACTGAGATTGACCCAAATACCTCAAGTTTAGTTAGGGGTGAAGAGTTATTAGAGTTTTTGAATCAAATTGTTAGGTTCTTAATTTCACATACTCACGCTTATCCTGGTGAACCACCTTGTGTTGTTACAGAAGACGGTTCTACTGTTTCTGCAGTTCTTACAGCAAATAATGAAGCTCCATCCAAAGTTCTTAACCAGAATATTCGACTGAATTGATATTTATAATAAAATACTTATTTAAATGTCTATCTTAAGGTCATATTTCTCAAAGAACGATACTATAATATCAAATCTTTATACCAATACTGCTCGTAACCCAGTTGCTGAATTAAACTTTGGTGCTTCGGATTTAATTGTACCCAACTTTGGTTTTACACGTTTTTTATTTGACCTTGATTTAACTTATCTTGAAGAACAAATTGCTTCAGGTGTTATATCAACAGGTTGTACCACAGGTATGACTCACGTTTTAAATATGGTTAATACTTCATCGTTTGAAGATGACTTGATTAATACCAATATGACAAATGGTAGAAAAAGAGCAACATCATTTGATTTAATTCTTTTTAGAATACCAAAATACTCAGGAAGTACAGGTGAACCTCAAGTATGGGATGAAGGTGTTGGGTTTGATTATAATGATTACGCATTAACTAAGAATGGTGTTAGTGGTCAATTATCTGTCATCCAACAAAACAATAACTCAGCCTTTTCAACAAGACCAACAAACTGGTATCAAAGAAGTACACTTAAGAATTGGTCAGTACCTGGTTTATATGACAATAGAAACACTTTAACAAGTTTGACGGGGTGTAACTACTCTGCGTTAACAATCGTTGACGTACAACACTTTGAATTGGGTAATGAAGATGCAAGTTTTGATATGACTAATGAAATCAACAGTATTTTAAATGGTACGTTGACAGGTGTCACAGGATGGGGAATTGCTTATGTCCCTGATATTGAGAATATTACAGGTTTAACTGAGAGTTATAGTGTTGCGTTCTTTTCAAAATACACACAAACATTCTACCAACCATATCTTCAAACAACCTATAATGATTTGATTAAGGATGATAGAAATTTATTCTTACAAAATCAGACAAATAAGTTATACTTATATGTTTATCAAAACGGTGATTTTGTAAACTTAGATAATTTACCAACAGTATCTATTGAGGACTCTGCAGGAGATTTAGTTGTTACAGGATTGTCAACTTGTTTGATTACAAAGGGTATTTATGAAGTCACGGTTCCTAACGCCTTTTCAGCATACACAACACCTTGTATGTTCTATGATGTGTGGTCTAACTTAACAATTAATGGACAACCCATTCCAAACATAACCAATGAATTTGTTTTAAGACCTTATACGTCAGGAATTCAGATAGGAACCCTATCCAAAGAACCTGAAAAATTTGGGTTTAGTTATTATGGTATTTTACAAAATGAAAAAATACTTAATACTGAAATTAGAAAAATTGGTGTAATCGCCAAAAAACTTTGGTCGTCACAGACTTTATTGATGGACATTGATGTTTACTATAGAGTTTACGTAAAAGAAGGTACCACTGAGGTTATCGTCCAAGATTGGACTCCTGTAAATAGAACCCCTAACGAATATTATTTCATCTTTGATATGAGAGACAAAATACCAAATGAATATTTTGTGGACATAAGGGTAAACACAAGTGGTGAGAAAGATATTTATAAAGACACATTACAATTCCAAATAGTAAACAAAAAATGAAAACAGTAAGACTTTCAGAAACAGAACTAACTAACCTAATAAAAAAAGTTTTAGGTGAAGATAAGGATATGAGAAGTAACAGATATATGTTCTTTTCTAATTTAGAACAAATGAAAAGACAATGTGAGCTTCTTTTGGAGCTAGACGAAGACACTATCACAGAAATTCTTAACAATGGACACGACTGGGCTGATGACCATATAACAGAATCCAAAAACAATTTAGACCAAGTTTTTGATTTTATGATGAATGAAATCAATGGTGAGGGGGAAGATATGGAATACGACGAGTATGAATATGTTAACGAAGGTCGTAAAAAGACAGGGACTAAGTTATGTGCTCGTGGTAAAGCTGCTGCCAAATCAAAATTTGATGTTTACCCTTCAGCATACGCTAATGGATACGCGGTCCAAGTCTGTAAGGGAAAACAACCTGGACTTGACGGTAAAAAAAGATGTTCAGGAACCTACTGTTAATTTTTTTATTCAAAAACTTTCATTATATTTGTAGTCAATAAACGAGACTATGAGTACATTACTACACAAACTAAAACGTTTCATCCAAAAGAGTGCAATTAAAGCAATTCGGGTTTCTACACCACCACAAGAGAAATCTGAATATGAGAGAGATGCTATTAATATTTGTAAAAGACTAATAGCAAAACCTGAAAGTTTGTTATTACTAACCCCAATATCGTCTAAAAGATATATTAAAAACGATGCCTCAGGTATCTTTGTAATTTTAGAAGGTCGAAGTATCAAAGTAATAAATCACGTATACTCTTACGTAGTATTTTTAGAAGACAAATCTTGGAATCAGTTAACTTCATTGTTTGATAATGAAGTTGAAAGCCGTAGAGAGGAATTTGAAAAGGAGATAACTGCAAATATTCGTCATTCACTCCAAACAATTTATAAGAATATAAAATGAAACAGTTTAAAAGTTTATTTGTATATGGTTTGATTGGATATCTATTTATCTCATCAATAGTTATTCTACTTACGTATAACGTATTACTTTATTTTGGTAAAGGTGGTAGAAAACCTATCACTAAAACTATTGAGGAAAAACCTTATGTTTTTGATGATGAATCTAAAAAACCATTAAAAAATGATAGTAATAATACTGTCAAAATTCAAAAACAAACACCTAAAGTTATTCCGCAAGTTGTCCCACAAGTCAAAGATTCCTTTAAAGAAAGTAATGATAGTATTGTTAACCCTGTCGATTCTTTAAAGACTCCTTAAGAACATTTAAAATAGTATTTCTAAGACTTTCATTTTTTTTAGTCTTATAGGACACCATAGTTGGTTTATTACCCTTACCAACTTTTGGGTCCTTTTTTTCCGCACGTCTTTTTTGTGCACAGGCAGCTTTTTTCTGTGCATCTGTCATTTTAGACGCTACTCCCGCCGCACGACATTTTGGATATCCTTTAGGGTCAGCATCAGGTCTACCACAAGGTGGATGACCTCCACCTTCTTTTTTTCTACAAATATTAACCCAAGGACCTTTAGGTTGCTTAGAACCTTTTGGTTTTTTCTTAGTACCAAACCAAACCGCTAAATCTTCGTTTAACATTTTTTCGTAATTAGAATCTCTTCCCGCTTGTAATTTCATAAAAAATATCTTATTATTATAAATATCACTATGGAAGATAATTTCGAAAATACAGAACCTATTGGGGAATTGTTTGGTAATGTTTTATACAGAACCAATGAACAATTAAATGATTTAATTGATAATTTGGATGAAGAGCAGGCATACATTATGATGAAGTTTGCCTGTGAAAAGGCGTTATACGCGGGTATCTTTACATTACCCGAAACCGAAATACTACTTAAATCTTTACGGAAAACACATAAGTTAGGATAAAAAAAAAAGGGGACCATTGGTCCCCTTTCTGTTAGATTTGAGTTTGATTATCTCAATTCTCTCAAGTCGAATGTTCTAACACCATCAACTGTGATTCTACCATAGAATCTGTTGTTCACCATTTTCTTAGCGTATCTTGTCATAATACCTTTGATTGGTGTGAAGTTGAATGGGTTATACATTGTTGGTGTTAATTGTAGAGGTACATACGGTGCGTAAATGTAACCTGTGTCAAGTAACGATGTTCCTTTATGTCCTAACAACACTTGGTTTGCTGGGAAGTAAGGGTCACGGTAAACTTGATATCTACCAGCCAATGTACCAACTCTCTCAATACCCATATTGTATTGGTCTTGCTCAGGAGCCGCATTTGATACGTGGAAGTATTCCAAGTCATCAAAGATAGCAGATACCTCAGAAGATACTACAATCCAGTTAGCTCCACCTCTTAAAGTAGATTTGTGGATTTGAGCTGAGATTTGGTTGATTGCTGTGATAAGAGTTTGGTTCCAGTCCTTTTGTGTGTAAGGAACTGCACTTGAACCTAATCTCTTCCATCCGTTGTAGTCCCAACGTAAGTTCCAAGCCGCACCTTTTCTAAGGTCTCTTAAGATTTCACGGTCGATTTCAGCCGCAACTTGCTCAGACAATAAAGCTGTTAATTCAGCTTCAGCGTCGATGTTGTGGAATGCCGCTACGTCTTGAGCCATTTCAGGTGACCATTGTGCTCTTAATTTTCTTTCTGTAACCGATACAGTCACTGACTGAAGGTCGAAAGAAACTTCACCGATTCTATCTTCAAATTCAAGATTCTTGTAGATTCTATAAGTTGTAGAGAATGCTTGTGAAGCTGCTGACAATGAAGAGTAGAATGTTGAACCTGTGTAACCATCGATTGAGTTAGCATCTCCACAAGAGATACAAACAGGAACCTGAAGGTCAACTTCCAAGTAGATTTTACCTTCTGCGTCACATACGTTGTAATATGTACCACCGTCAGTTCTAGAGTTAGGGAACTCAAGAGTTACGTCTGAACCGTACTCAACAATACCTTTACCATATCTTTGAGTAACAACTCTGAATAAGTAGTTATTGTTTACGTTAGCAGCTGTTGTGTAGTTACCAGCCTTACCTCTAATAGTCAAGTCAGATAAGAATTCTTCAGTATCCATTGGTTGACCGTTAGGTCCGATTAATTGACCAGCACCTGCTGAAGCAAATCCTGTCATAACCAAAAGAACTTTTCTGTAGTTATCTAAACCATAACCTGAAGCAACTAACTCATCACCAACCCATACTACAGTAGAGTTACCAGCTGTGATTGACGAGAAGCTACCTTTTGAGTAGTCGTAAAGACCTGGAGGGTCAAGAGCTGGTTCGTTACCTTCGTAGAATCTATCGTAAAGGTCTTTAGTTGCGTTGTAATCATAACCACTATTTGGTTGTTGGTTAGCAGCCGCGTTAGGTGAACCATAAGGTGCCCAGTGTTCACCAAATGTTGATGTTTCAGTTTCGTAAGACTGAATGTTAGGTACGAAGTAGAACAATTTACCGATAGGAAGGTTCATAGCTTGTACTGAAACGATGTCGTTAGCCAAAAGTTTAGAGAAAACTCTTCTTACGATTGGGAAAACAACTGTTTCAAATGAACCTGAGTCAGCAGTTGATGCAGCTTCGTTAATGAGATATGATGCTTGGTTTTCATATAACTGAGCAACGTTCTCTTTTAGGTGGCCTTTAAGACCTTCAAGGAACCCTAATTTGTCCCATTTGTTGATTGTATCTTCTTTGATAACTTTAAGGTGCTTAAGACCAATGTTACCAACAAGACCTGATTCTAATAATGCTCCC